GTACGTTGGGTTTGTTAGGCACATTTGGCTTGTTGGGCACGTTGGGCTTGTTGGGTACGTTGGGTTTGTTAGGCACGTTTGGCTTGTTGGGTACGTTGGGTTTGTTAGGTACATTTGGTTTATTAGGCACGTTTGGCTTGTTGGGTACGTTGGGTTTGTTAGGCACGTTGGGTTTGTTAGGCACGTTTGGCTTGTTGGATTTCTTTGGAACTACGGGCTCTACAGGTTTATTTGAACCACCGAATATTCCACCAAAAAATGAAGGTTTACTCGGACGAATAAAACTCGGTTTTCCTTTATTTTTAAACAAACTACCTTTGGGAAATTTGATTTGATATTTCGCATTTTTAAAATTTGTTTTCACTGCTGTGCTGTTACCAAAGTTCGTCTTCACTGCTGTGCTATTTGGGAAACTGGTCTTCACTGCTGTGCTGTTACCAAAGTTGGTTTTCACTGCTGTGTTGTTTGGAAAATTAGTCTTCACTGCTGTGTTGTTGCCAAAATTGTTCTTCACGGCTGTGTTGTTACCAAGATTGTTACCAAAGTTGTTCTTCACTGCCGTGTTGTTTCCAAAGTTGTTATTCACTGCTGTGCTGTTAAAAAATTCGCGATTTTTCATGACTAATGTACGCTTCCGACCAATTTTAACAGGTTCAAGAATATTCATAAATTTCAGACGTTTTTCGATTGAATCGATCATCTGTTTTTTAGTCATTTGTTCGACCTGTATAATTCCAACTTTCCTCGCGACATTCTTGATATCTTTGCGTTTAGACGAAGAATCAAATAATATATCGTAGTCACTGGACTTAAGAGGTGACTTTTTGTCGATAAGGTAAGTTTTATTAGGACTCATAATCAAAGGGGGGAGTGGTAACTTTCCCCCTCTAATATTATCATACGCTTGACATGTTTGTTCTTTTGTCAGTTTAATTGTATGTCCTGTATTCAATTTAATGAGTTTTTTTAGGACCTCAAGATCTGCTTCTGGATCGCAAACCTCTATCATATATTGTAAACTGATAAAAAAAGTGTTATGTCGAATACCCTGTATTGAATAAACGTAATTTTTCTTCATAGTCCATGTTGAAATCAAACACATCTGCATCACCTACATTTATTTCTATGATTTCTATGGGTGTATCGTATTTTATACGATTAGATAGTGCTGAACGAACGAGTGTTTGTACAAATTCTTTAGGGGTTTGTATATCTTCTTGGTACACGCGATTCATTTTAATTTTTATACATGTAATTTCATGTGCTTTTTTATCGTAAAAAGGTGCTAATGGGTATTCTTCTTTCATCCCACCATCAACATACGTCTCACCATTATATTTACCACATGCAAATATGAAAGGTACAGCCATACTCATACACACTGCATCTATCACTTTCATATCCGGATGTGTATCTTTAGAAAAATAGACAGTTTCAGAAGTATTCATACAAAATGCTGAAATGTATATTTTCATATCAATTTCTTCGAATGTGGGATCCCTTCCACAAATTTCAACCAACTTTTTACGAATAGGTCCCATATCAACAAAACCAAATTTGTTAAAAAATGATCCTATACGTATTTTAACAAAGTTGGGGATATTTAATGATAATGATGTATCTAATATTTCATCCACGGACATCCCAACTGCTAAAAATAAAGCTAAAATTGCACCCGCTGAAGACCCTGAAATTTCTTTCACATCTGCGAGTGAAGATTCTCTTGTCTTCAGAGCCCCGATGAGAGAGAATATTCCCATAGAAGCTGGACCGAGTACAAGATACTTCATCTTCTTACTTAATAGAATTGAGGAAATTGACGACGTAAAACCGCGAAGATCACCGCAAATACGATGGCGTGAGTCAACACAGCTGGAAGGCTGGTCTGACCGGAGCGGAAAACGCCACCCGAGCCGGGAGGGAGAGTGAGAAGGAGACCGGGGCTGAGAGCGAGGAAGAGCGCAGTGGTCACTATGAGATCGGTCTTGGTGAGTACGAGACCCATCGCGCGAGCAATGATGCTGTACACGAGGAAGAAGACCAGCGCGTGGAAAAAAACAGCCATCTGATTCGTTTTACGGTTCATGAACTTGACGTTCTTACCGGCAGTAGTCACGAGGACACCGGGGCTGAGAGCGAGAAACAAAGCAGCAGGGATGGCGACCTTCTGGGAGGTAATATCGGGGAGCATTTAATATATACGCATATAATTTTTCGTAAATTCTAGAAAATGATAGAATGTAGCACCTCGCATCATTTCTTCGTGTAGGTTATTTTCATCTACAATTCGCCTGACGTTTCGCCAAATGTAGAATAATTCATTTACATGTTCTCCTTCCTTACGCTCGATATACGGATCATGTTCTGTATAACAAAATTCAACAAAGTCGCAAAACTTTCCCGAGTGTTCCAAATGAGCATCATATAGCAGTGTCCTGATCGTGTTCCACATGTACGAGAGTTCATCTGAGTATTCGACTTCCCAGTCTTCGATATTCAGAGGAGTGTTGTCATTAAATTCATCGTCATCACTGGCGTCGTCTTCAAAGCCGTTAGACGCTTCATATACATATTGGCTCCAAACCATGTTGTATTACTTATCTTCTTTTGGGGGTTTATCCTTTATACCAGTTAGCGAAAGAGAGGTAGACTCTTTCGTCTTAAGTCCGTCTTTAATGGCATTCAGAGCGCCTTCGACCTTGGTCTCATCACCACCAAAGAAAGTCATAAGACCATCCTTAATTGCGTCCTTGTTCATACCCGCCTTCCTAACGGTCTTACGAATACTAATCTTACCCTTCCTGAGATTAATGGTGTCGATACCCTGTTCAACCATATGTTTCTTAACCGTCTCCTTGAGACGTTTCTCCTCCTGATTAAGAACCTTGATATCAGACTTCGCCTCTGCTAATTGTTTTGTGAGCTCTACCAGCTTAGATACATTCTCGGAGAGGTCAGGTGCAACACTTGTCATGTTTAATTATATACTACTAATTTCTAATCTTTAAGCGCACAAACCACGCTGCATAAGATCGGGGACAATCGTGGAGTTGTTCCATACGAAAGGCTCCTTGGGGTTGGGGGGATCCCTGCGAATCTGCTGGTTCGCGTTGCGGAGAGCACCACCGACAGTCTCGGGGAAGCCAATCTGCTTACGAGGCTCGAGGAAGTTCTGACCCGCGAGGATATCCTCTGGGGCAAACTGACCGAAGTCCTCGGCAGACGCGACCTCACGGGGGAGGAGGGAAGAGGCGAGACCAGTACCCTTGTTCATACCGTTGCATGGGGCATCGACTGGGGCAGCCACGGGGCCTGGGGCGGGACCCGAGGAAGGCGCAACACCGAAGGGGGTGTACTCACGCTCAACAATAGCGTAACCGGACTTGTTGTTCATGGAGAAAAGGAGGAAGATTAGAGCAGCGACGGCGACCAGCATCAGAATGTTCTGGTTACGACCCTTCATCATCTTTTATATATGTATAACAATTTTTTTATTGGTCAGCTTCGTCGATGAAAGCGTATTCGTCTGGGTATGTATCGATAATTGGGTCATCATGTACCCTGACCTGGACAACGTTCCAAGTAGACCCGAATGCCTTCTTGGCAAACCATAGACCGGCGAACTCAAGGATAACATCACATGTCTTACCGGGCTGGACACCATCAAAGTCGATGAGTTCCTTTTGTGCGTTGAATACCTTGGTGATGTCGAGGCGATCAGCGGTCATCTGACCATCCTTTAGGCTGGAAGTATAAGCACCCCTGACAACACCCTCGGAAAGCTTCTTACCAAACCAAGTCTCGCAGTTCTCTTGGGCGGCATCCAAATTCTGAGCATCAAAGTTCTCAATCTTCTCACCATTTACAACATCCATGACGACTTCACCTGACACATCAGAAATCTTAACATTGTCAAGCTGAACAAGACATTTACGCTTATCATCGTTGAGTACCTTCACGAAATACAGACCATCTTCTCCCTTAGCTGGGGTGTTGTAAATCATTTATGTATACACTTGGTTTCATTTCTTTAAACCGACAAATGGTATAGCTGCAGCTTTATTCAGTAACGACTTTGGCACCCATTGATTTCTCCTGGGATTATAACCATAAAGTGTTTTGGTGATATTCATATTTTTGGGGAGTGGCATTGCATTTTCTGGGCGAAGTGGAAATTCGTTTTTCACGTACGCATTTGTTCCAACATTTTTCCACTTGAGCGTTTTTGTATTGAAACGTTTATTTCCTGAAGATTTTTTATACCCTTCGACATTTGTATTTTTAACAACCGGCTTGAGACCATGTACAATCTGTTTAGAAAGACGATCGTTCATAGGTTTCGTCGTGAAATTCTTGTATTTATGTGGATCAACCTTTTTCGCAGCATTCATGGAAATTTTTACCGGTTTCCTGGGTACCCTAGATTTTGTGACAATTTTGGAACTAATTCGCCTGAATACATCATCCATCGAGTTTGAGGATTTGATTCGTTTATCAAACAATTGAGCTAACCTGACAAGTCTTTGTCTATCCTTTTCTTTCTTTTCTGGACGAAGACGAAGTTTATGCATCAGGTAAATGTCTTCGATGAGGAACTCCTTACTGGCAACAAGAATACGTTTATCATTAATCAGTCTTCCAGTCAACACGTCGCGATATGTCATACCACGTCGTTTAGTGAGTGCCACTTCATACCCAAATTCCTGGGGTCGCATGAATGGGATGTCAAGAATACCACCCATGTTGAAATCTTCAATTTTACCTGTTTTCGCCGATAAGAATCGAATGTTAAGATCGAGAGCAAACAATTCAACGTCGATGAAAATATCACCTTTACTGGGTTTATTAGTATTGGACGTCTTCTTCTTTTTGATTAATGAATATCTTCGTGTGACGTATGGCCCAGATTGTTTAAAACCAATTCCTAAAAATTTAAATAATTTGGAATGTTTTTTCTGCATCGCCATAATTCTCTTTTTGACGCGCATATTCAAACGCTTCGCGAGTTCACCAAGCTTATTCCAGAGAATAAGTTTGACGGCTTGTAGTTTACCAAAATACTTTTCATTCATTGGGATACGTGGTACGAACTTCGCGTCGATATCACTGGTGACAATCCTATCCTTGAAATCAGTGTACAAATTAAACGCTTCTCCACCACTCACGACGAGATCACCAGAAGTACTCAAAAACTTTGTGAGTTCTCCCAAGGTTTCAAGTATGATATCACGTATGGAATCTGTAACAAAAACATACATGATCTTTTCATAATCTTTGTCAGAATGTGTAGTTCGCACCCGACTACGAAATTTACCAAAATCTCTCTGTAAGTTTCGTTCGTAGTACTTTTTCAACTTTGCATCCTTGAATAGAAGATTTTCATCAATGAATTTATCTATGACCACCTTGGGATAAATCTTGTCATCCATTATTATATCATAATATAATAATATGGTCTGTGACGTCATCGAAAATTGTAGATGTTACGCATTCAAGGGAAGTAAGGAACAATTTTGTGCTGTGAGAAAAGGACCTAGCGTTTTGCCATGTCCAACGGATTGTTGTGCAGGAGGGTGCCCTGATGATGGTTCAAGAGAACCATTTCGTTATATAGATCGACCGGCCGAACCCCCACCAGATAATCGTATCTTTATGTTTTTATTGTGGTCGATTGTTACGATCGCAACGATATTCTTTTTTAGAAACTTAAAGATTAAGCAGGTAAGAAAGATATAATGTCTCTTGAAACTATTCAGACCGAGCTTGCTGCCCTCCGCACTGACGTGAAGAACCTCACAAAGCTTATTCGTAAGATTAAGAGTACCCAGGACGACCCCGATGGTGAGAAGGCGAAGGCTCGCGCCGCCAACAACGGGTTCAACCGAAAGCAGGATGTAAGCCCTAAGTTGCGCGCGTTTCTTGGACTTCCAGCGGGTGAGCTCATCTCTCGTTCTGAGGTGACCAAGTCTGTCAACAAGTACATCACTGACAAGGGTCTTAAGCACCCCGATAACGGTCGTCAGATTATCCTTGACGACAAGCTTAAGGATCTTCTCGCTCCTCCCGCCGACGTCCAGGTTACTTACCTTAACCTCCAGAAGTACCTCAGCCCTCACTACGTCAAGAAGGAGGCTTAAAAAATAAACACATACATTACATAACAACATGGTCACATTAGTCGATAAGGCTCGTGCAGAACAACTTGTTGGTACAAAGATCAAAAACCTTGATTTGTACCAAAAGGCTTTTACTCACAAATCTGCTCTCAAGGAGTATGAACAATTTACAGAATCTTTCGAAACTCTCGAATTTATTGGTGACTCTGTTTTAGGATTCGTCATCACTAAGTTTTTATTTGATCGTTTCGAAAGTCGTCAAGAAGGTTTCCTCACGAAAGCTCGCACAAAGCTCGTTCGTGGTGAAACATTAGCTCGTATCGCGAATGCTCTCGGTCTTAATGAGCTCGTCGTAATGGATGAAAAGGGTATGCGAAATGGGTGGAACAATAACCCAAAGATCTTAGAAGATGTTTTCGAAGCCCTCATCGGTGCGATCTACATGGACATCGGGTTGATTCACGCGAAGGAGTTTATTCTTCGAATTTATCAAGATCCCAAACTCGTCGACTTAAATTCTATCATGGTTGATGACAACTACAAAGATCACCTCATGCGACATTGTCAGGTGAATAACTGGCAACTTCCTGAATATCGTGTTGCCGCACACCATGAAGGTCTTTTCTATATTGACATCTACATCAATAACTTGTTTTGTTCTAGAGGTGTGGCAAAGAGTAAAAAACAAGCTGAGCAGAATGCTGCTCAGATATATTTTCAAGTGATGGATGAGCTTAAAAATTATAACCTCAATTAACCTAACATGCATCCGAATGTAAAGGTTTTGATTGAACGGGAATATGATGCACAGAAAAGTGAAGCGTGGTTGAAACTGCGTGGAAATATGCTCACAGCAAGTGACGCGGCTACAGCGATTGGTAAAAATAAGTATGAAACACCCGAAGGTCTCTTACTAAAAAAGTGCGGTCTCGGTGAAAAATTCACTGGAAATGCAGCTACGAGACATGGTGAGAAGTACGAAGATGAGGCGCGTATCATTTACGAACAGCGTCATGGTGAAGTTGTTCATGAGATTGGTCTTTGTCCTCATCCAGAGCATAGTTGGCTTGGTGGAAGTCCTGACGGTGTCAGTGAATCTGGAAAACTTGTTGAAATTAAGTGTCCACCACAAAGGGCGATCATTCCAGGTGAGGTACCCGAGCATTACATGCCACAACTTCAACTCTGTATGGAAATCTTAGATCTGGAGTCTGCAGATTTCATCCAGTATAAACCGGCAGAAACAAACTGGCCAAAACCAGAAGAATTTGATGTTGTCAATGTTCCTCGTGATCGCGAATGGTTCAAGACATATTTCCCCGTCATGAAAGAATTTTGGGAAAAGGTGTTGTACTACAGAGAACATATAGATGAACTTCCAAAACCTAAGTTGAAAAAGACGCGAAAGAAAAAGGAACCTGAACCAGTCATCTGTGAAGTTCGAGTACTTTCAGACGAAGATCCATACGATGACGATTGAAGACCAATACACACATGCTAAGAACACTCTGAGTGGTAGGCTTTTCGCACCTTACCAACGTGAAGGTGTTCTCTGGATGCTTACAATGGAAAATCAAACGTCTGGCCCCAAGGGTGGGTTTCTTTGTGACGAAATGGGATTGGGTAAGACAGTTCAGCTCGTGGCAACTATGCTTGGGAATCCAAAGCCTCGCACCCTAATCATCGTACCAAAGTCAATCATTACCCAATGGGTGGAAGAAATCAATCGCTTTGCACCTCACTTGACGATCAACATCTTTGATGGTCCAGAAAGGAGAATTCAAGAGGCTGATGTCACTCTCGCACCTTATACTTTATTGACAACGAAGGGTGGGAGCGTCGATTCAAAGACTCCTCTTCATATGTTGCAGTGGGATAGAGTCATTTTGGATGAAGCCCATGAAATTCGAAACAAAAAGTCTAAGTTGTTCAAGAGTGTGTGTCGTCTTCAGACTCAAATCAAGTGGATCGTGACTGGTACCCCGGTGTTCAATTCGATGGAAGACTTTGTTTCTTTGTGCACATTCTTGGGTCTTTCCAAGGTGGTTGTTCAGGGTATGACCAATAAAATCAAGGACATCTACATCCTTCGACGCACTAAAGAAGATTTGGCTAAGATTAATGAACGTCTTCGCTTACCCCCGTGTCATTTTGAAAATGTCGAACTGGATATGTACCCAGATGAGAAGCAACTCTATGAGATTGTCTTTCTCGAGGCACAAGATACCATTCGTGATGCATTCAGGAATGTCATCAGTATTAACGCCAAAAATATGATCATTTTGGAATGCTTACTTCGTGCTCGACAGGCTATGATTTGGCCACAAATGTATCTTGATGGTGTTGCCAAACAGAATGAGACGCAGGCGGAGAAATGGGTTGGTCGTTCGAAGAAGATGGAGACTCTGTTTGAGATGATTTCATCTCATCCGAATGAAAAATCTCTCGTCTTCTGTCAATTTCGAGGTGAGATGAATCATATTCAGTCACATTTGAATTGTCCCGTATTTCGAATTGATGGATCGGTTCCCAAGGAGGAGCGCGTCAAACAGATTGAGGGATTCAAGAAGGCTCAGCCTGGTGCAGTGTTCATCATTCAGATCAAGAGTGGTGGTCAGGGTCTCAATCTCCAAGAGGCGACACGCGTTTATATCACCGCTCCATCTTGGAACCCAGCGACTGAACTACAGGCTATCGGGAGAAGTCACCGCACAGGACAAACCAAACCCGTTTATGTGAAGAAGTTGATCTATAAGGAGTGTCCGCGATTTGTGAGTGTTGAGGAAGAGATGATGGCTCTTCAAGGACATAAATCCATCGTGTGTTCTAAAGTCCTCAACGATGAACGAATCGAAAAACAAATCCCTGTGAACAGGACAACGGATAAAATTTCAATTTTGGACATCAAGAAAATTTTCAAAGCATAAAGTAAAGATGATTGGTTCTCGCGCCGAAGTTTTCCATGGTACTGCGGACAAGACTGCTGGTGGTCTCACCAAGAAGGATCTCATGAAGGATTCCAAGGATGGTCGCATCAAGAGCAAGGCTGCCCATGATGCCGCCATGAAGCGTATGAAGAAGGAGGGTAAGAAGGCTATGGTTAATGTCTTCAAGCCCAAGGCGGGTGAATTTAAGCTTCAGCCCAGTGAAGGCACGAAGGCGTACAAGAAGCTCATTAAGAAAATGTAAGTATACAATAAGAATGACCCTTGCTAAGTGGGATGAGTCAGTCAAAGTGGCTAAGATCAAATTAGGTCTGGACCCAAAGAAATTTACCAGAATACAAGGTAAATTACTTAAGGAGGCTCAGGCTATTTATAGTATTTTACTTCTTAATAAATCTAAATAATAAATTGAAATCCCTTGAGATTTTGTGGTCCATAGACGACAAGCTGGTGAAGCTTCCAAGTACACCCGAACTTCCTGTTCAAGAAATACACACTATTAAGCTCTACAATAGCATGACCTGAATTTCTTGCATAGAGACCGTTGGTTACTTCATCCTTTTTTGGGTTCTTGTCACCGTCAAATACGTTTGCCTTGATTTGTTCCTCCACATTCGTATCGACCTTGATTCGAAACTTTGGTTCCCTACCAGGTGACTCTTTCACGTTGGAATTGAACATGGGTAGTAGTTCTTCTTTGGTCATCGTAGAGCCGAAAATAACTTCACTCTGTTCGACCACAGCATCGACGATTGTGTCCTCCAGTTTCCGTAGAGAATCGTAAAACTTCTTCATGTAGCTACCCTCTTCGTCATATCCTTTGATGGCGAAATCAATATTGTATTTGGTAGCTCCAACTTCGGGTGTAAATCCAGAAACACCGAATGGCATATACATACGTGGAAGTTGGACACGCAAGGGGGTTCCCTGCTTCGTAGAAATGACAATCTTTCGGTTATTGTATTCGTTGATTTGGAGGTTTTCGATTGCTTTGTCCATGTCTTTCTATTCTTCATGCGGTTCAAAACTTTAAGCTGAACAGGCCACACAATCTGGCTCTAGACTAAATTGGATTGGTCGAGCTTTTGCCTTAGAACGAAGATAATACATACCCGTTTTGAGACCAGCCTTCCACGCGTACATATGCATTGAAGAGAGTTTGGAGAGTGTCGGGCTCTCCATGAACAGATTCATGGACTGAGACTGATCGATGAATCGACCACGATCAGCCGCCATGTCGATGATACACTTTTGACTAATTTCCCAGACAGTCTTGTACAAATTCTTGATATCATCGGGAATGTCCACGATGTTTTGAATAGATCCACCAGCCTTCACCATGAGATCCTTCATCTCTTTCGACCAGAGGCCGACTTTCTTGAGATCATCAACGAGGTGCTTGTTGACTACGACAAATTCACCAGCAAGTGTGCGTCGAAGGTAAATGTTGGTGGTGTAAGGTTCGAAACACTCATTGTTGCCTAGGATTTGTGCAGTGGAAGCTGTGGGCATAGGAGCCATGAGAAGACTGTTTCGAAGACCCTTCGTCTTCACACGCTCACGCATTGCGTCCCAATCATAACGACCACTGAATTTAGTCTCCCCCTTCCACATATCTGGTTGAAGTATACCTTCGGCAGTAGGAGAAGTTTTGAAACTCTCGTATGACCCCTCAATCTCAGCCAACTCCGAACTCGCCTCAAGTGCGGCATGGTACATAGTCTCGAAAATATGAGCATTCATAAGACGAGACTCTTCACAATCGAAGGGGAGACCACATAGGATGAACACATCTGCGAGACCTTGAACACCGAGACCGATAGGGCGATGCTTCATGTTAGAGCGACGCGCAGTCTCTACAGGGTAGAAGTTTCGGTCGATGACTCGATTGAGATTTTTCGTCACAGTCTTCGTAACTTCATGGAGTTTGTCGTAGTCGAACGTCTTCGTCTCCTTATTGACATACTTGGGAAGGGCGATTGACGCAAGATTGCAGACAGAAGTCTCATCCTTGTCGGTGTACTCCAAAATTTCCGTACACAAATTGGAACTCTTAATGACACCCAAGTTCTTTTGGTTCGATTTGGAGTTGCATGCATCCTTATAGAGCATGTAGGGGGTTCCAGTCTCAGTTTGAGACTTGAGAATAGCCTTCCACACGTCGGCGGCGGGGATAGTTGCGTTCGCGAGACCCTCCTCTTCATACTTGGTGTACAAGTCTTCAAACTCTTGTCCGTACACATCGGAAAGACCCTTTGCCTTGTCGGGACAGAAGAGAGACCAGTTACCACCCTCCTCAACTCTCTTCATGAACAGGTCAGGAATCCACATCGCCGAGAAGAGGTCTCGGCAACGAGCCTCTTCATCACCTTGATTGAGGCGTAGCTCCAAGAAATCCATGATGTCCGAATGCCATGGTTCAAGATAGACGGCGATAGACCCCTTACGACGACCCGCCTGGTTAACGTAACGTGCTGTAGCATTGAATACCCTGAGCATGGGAATAATTCCATCAGATTGACCATTTGTACCCCTAATTCTGGACTTATTGGCACGAATGTCATGGATATGCATACCGATACCACCAGCCCACTTACTAATTTGTGCACACTCTGTGAGTGTACCGTAAATACCATCAATCGAATCCGCCTTATTAGCAATTAGAAAGCAGGAAGACATCTGAGGACGAGGCGTTCCCGCATTGAATAGTGTAGGTGTCGCATGAATAAACAGACCCTGGGACATCTTGTCATATGTGTCAAGTACAGAAGGTACATCTTTACCGTGAATACCAATAGCAACTCGCATGAACATATATTGGGGCGTTTCGATGAGCTTCCCGTCAACGCGCTGAAGATAACTTTTCTCTAGAGTCTTGAGTCCGAAATATCCAAAATCAAAATCACGATCCGATTTGATATGCTCTTTCACCTGCTGTGCAACTTCAACAACTTCGTCGGTGATGACATTAGCTTTCTGAAGTTTACGCATGGCGAGATGAAAATTGTTTGGACACACCTTTTGAATGTTGCTTGCAACAATACGAGTAGCCAATGTCTCATAGTCAGGGTCGGAAGTAATCATACCAACACAAATTTCAGCAGAAAGAGTATCAATCTCTTGTGTAGTGATGTTATCATACATCGAAGAAAATACCTGTTGAGCAACTTTGGAGGAATCACATTTATCGGAGAGTCCGTACGTTAAGTTCTTGATCCTATTGGTGACATTATCAAATTTCATATCCTCAATACGACCTGAGCGTTTAATGACCCTCATATACCTAAAGTTCTACTTTTATTTTTAACTTATTTCTTACAGTTCTCAAGATCCTTGCTCCTCACAGATACGGTACCGAAGGTCTCGAACTTACGATTGGGTTGAAGGAGATATGTGTTCACGTAGAATGGACCCTCCTCACCAACCTTCGCGACAGGGGCATAAGAACCCACAAAACAGGCTGGGGGTTGGCAGGGAATTTCCTCATGAGTTGGTGGCTTGCTGGCGTAAACTTCGTTAAAGTCAGCAAAGTTCAGCATTTACTATCTACATATAATTTTTTTCGGCGAGTATATTAAATGTGTGATAACCTCCACCTTGATTCCATCAAGCAGTGTGATACGCCACTGAATACTCTATTTTTTTCTGAGTTCAACACAAATCTTCTCCAGCGTGGTATTCGTCAGGCCTTCAAAGATAAGAGTGGTATCGCCATTGATTATCAGAATGTAGACGACTTGTATGGTATCATGCGAATGGTGTTTATTAACAACTCGGGTGATCATTACAATCAAGTCAAAGAACAGGTCAAGGATATGAACATTCGTGTTATTGATACAGCCTTGTCGCAGATTCAGACTGGAGTATCTCAATACATCGCTTATACTCGCGACATCGATACTATTAGTACCCCCCTGGATCAACCCATAAACACCAGTACTGTTGGAAAAAAGATTGATCTCAATGATAAAATCGGAATCAATTAAAGATTACAAACCATAGAATACTAAGTTATGAGTCTAAACTATTACAAAACTGAGACTGAAAAGGTCTGTCGATCCAAAGGTTGGGATCGCGCCGGTGTAGATACCGTGTGGCTTCTCCTGACGGAAGAATTTGGAGAACTAGCGTCGGCTATTCGCCAATACAAGAAAACTTACAAAAAAACAAACCTTAAAAAGGAACGTGGTACTGACGTGATGATGGAAATGGGTGATGTTTTCAGTTATCTTTTTCAACTCGCGCATATGTTGAACGTCGACTTGGATAAGATGTGGGAAGAACATCGATATAAAATGCATGAAAAAAATTATAATCTGAAGTAGTATTAACAGCGATGAGTGAACATATGCTCAACGACGAAGATACTATTGATAATGTAAACCCATTTGTCACACGTGACTTTTCTCTCCCAGGGGGTGTGCGAGAAACTGGTGACTTTGCTGATTTTGTTGAAATCAAGAAACCCATCACGGTTCCAGTTATTGAAAAGAGTGTTTTCTGTAACACGGGTCTTTGCAAGGATGAAACTAAACCACTTTTGATTGATAAAACGGTACGCCCTAAACGTAATATTGATTATGGTTTTACATGTCAGACGAAGAAGGTTAAAGTAGGTGTATCCAACAAAAGTGTTCCATATTTCTGGATATTTGTAGCCATACTCATTATTGCTCTAGTTCTATTATTTTTACGACGTTGAAGAAATATTTGAGCCGAGATGTATTCATACAATTTTGAATAGCTTCAGGTAGATACTTCTTACATAATTTTTTGACAATCTCCATCTGCCAAGCACATTCCATATTTACATGGGGTGGTTGGAATGTTGGATCCAAAATTTTCATAGCGTGTGCGATGCGAACATATACTCTGTCACTTTGTTCATAAACTAAAACGTTTTCAAGTATAAGTTCAGCCATACGCTGTCGGACTTCGAGAGTACTCTTGACCATCGTATCGAGAAACTTTTCATATGGGATTGATTGTTTTTCAGATTCGAGGTGCGACCAATTTGCCAAAGGTTCAGTATTTATGTAATCGGTGAATGTCGCATAACCTTTACCTTTCATATAACGCTCGTAGACAATTTCAACATATGCAAGATCAGACTCTACATCATGAACAGACTTGGCGGACTTTATGAAAGAAGTCATGTATCTTTATCGAGTGTGTTTTCTTTAAACACCTAAGTCACCCATGACATGAATGATAAGTATGTTTAAAAATGTATTCTTCAATCGCCAATAACAGTTTTTCATATCTCCTCACTCTCGATGAGATGCGAAAAGCTATACCCGAAGAGATTCGTCCTTCGTGGGTAAAAATTACGACGATCACCATGGTATCAAGTTTTGATAAAGCAATTGACATAAAAAAACTTCGAGGTGTGTTTGAGAGAATTGGTTCCTACAAGATGAGACGTGTAGGAACCAACACAGAAGGTTTTGAATGGAAGTTGAAGCCTACGACGTTTTATAATCAGGTGACACTCACCTACCATGACACCTACAGTACCAAATCTGTCAAGGTGTTCCCCAATGGAAGTATTCAAGTTGCAGGATGTTGTGATCTTTTTGATTGTAAACGTATTATCACACAATTGGTGCATATTTTCAAGACTTTTTTGGGATTGGAAATCGAGCTTCCCGAAAACTCTTTTCGGGTGGTTATGATTAACTCCAATTTCAGTCTCAACTACAACATCAACCTCATGAAAGTGGCAGATTGGTTTGAAGAATACAACGATATTTTCAAAGTTTCTTTCGAACCAGACAGATATTCAGCCGTCAAGATCAAGTTCAAACCAGCCCATGATATGAAGGAAATTACCTGCAGTATCTTCAGCACGGGAAAGATTATCATCACAGGAGCTGAGACTCTTAAGGAAATTGCATTCGCTTATAACATCATCAACCAGCACATTAACGAAAATTCCCAGATTCGCGTGTCCCGCACAGAGGAGACGGATGTTTTTGACATTTATTTAGGATACAAGTGCGAACCTTTCATTGAAAAACTCAGAGAGAGAGGTTTTGAATCTTGGATGAAAACAATCACCAATAGACAAATTAATTTCTGATGTAATATTAACAAAATGTCGCAGCGACTTGGTATGGCCGACGGTCGGTGCTTCACCGTAAGCACGTCTTCCCAACTCTTTAACAACTACATGATGAAGCAGAACGGTATCTCCTTCGAGGACAACTATTCGTACCGCCAGCTTCTCCAAAAGCAGGGTCCCCAGCTCATGACCCAGGTACAGGAACAGCAGGGTAAGGGTAACTGCAACACCTGCGACAAGCCCCTTCTCAAGGTTCCCAACATTTACTAACTGAGAAAAATTACAAAAAAAACTTTAAAACCTTCCTATAGAATGTCGACATGTTCCATATGTCTCAATGAAGTTAGGGAAACGAGGTCAAATCCTCCACTTCGTTGCGGACACGTGTTTCATTCCAACTGTCTACAGGAATGGAAAAATCGAGGTAAGAATACATGCCCCACTTGTAGAAAAGTGTTTGATGCATCACAATTCAAAATCATCGTCACGATTCAGAACAATTACACAGCAGAGGCAAACTCTGTGTCCTTGAATGAAGAATCGATATTCGACGTATTAGATCTTTTTGATATTACTTTTGATGTCGAAAATACTCCAGATTTAGATAGTATTCTTGCGGACCTTGGGGTGAGTCTTACCGACTTTGATCCCACGATCCTTGACGCAGAATGAACTACAATACCTCTCATAGTTTAGACCTGGGTAGTTCCGAGACGCCTTACGGGGATCTATGATACTTTTCCCCTTCGCATCAGTCAGAAGTGGTCCAGTCGCCCACCCACGCTTGTGACTGAAGACGTTGGCCTTGAATACGATACGTTTACCAACTCTGAATGTTCCAGCCCTCTTTATCCGAGACTCAGGAACTTTAAAAAATTTAGCAACGGAAACGATCGTGTCACCGGATTTGATTTTGTATTCCACGACACCGTGCTGTTTGTAAAAATGAAAATCACCTTGTCTAATATAATTTGTTGGTCTTCCAGGACAGACAAACATCATGACTTTGTAGTATCCTTTCTTACACTTTTCGTCAGCTTTGGCTTTGTACACTTTTTTGGGATTGTCTGAAACGACACGTTTTGGAAGACCAGTACAGTGAGTATAAGTGTGGTTTCCATTAGAAAGACCAGAACGATCTCCTGGAATAGATTTTTGCCACCTATATGCCTCGTAATCTCCGACTGCATACGCGTAACAATTATTATTCCCAATACCAGTCGCCGTCCCCCAACGCCGGTTTGTGAATTTACTTTCGGATCCACTCAATGGCAATCCTTTCATTTGTAATCTAAGCAGAAAAAAATGTCCGTTAGTAATAAATGATTGTGGAAGTTACCAAGGCCGAAACAAAGTCCGATGCGCTCACTGAGTTCCTCACTTTTGTACTCACTATTCTCATCAGCACTTTCCTCCTCCGCCTCGTGTGGAACCGCTCCCTCGTGAAGCACGTCACTATTCTCAAGCCAATCAACACCATGCTTGACGCCTTCATTCTCTCGGTAGGCCTTTCGGTTGTCCGTGGTATTTAAACCTCTTTGTAGCCAGTGGTAGTCTCACCATTGGGGTGCTTGATTGTGGGGTACGCCTTCATACCATCACATCCACCTTTGTCACAATCGACAAACTCGTGAGACTTACCATTCTTCTTCATGTAGTCCAACTGTTTTCGAGTCCATCCACAGCCCATGGTTCCGAAAACAGTCCATTTTTTACCATCTTCCGTTTTCTTAGTACCACGGTTCATGGTGAACAATACGATTAAAACGATGATAGCGAGAACAATGAAAGCGAACATATTATATTATATGTAAATATAAAAATGTCCTCCACTATACTCTCGATAGGAACCAGGAATGTCACACTCAAATACACAAGGAAAATGTCGCCTGGTGAAGTTGAACGGATGAAATCATTCGTATCGAAAGATGGGACGAAGATTGTTAAGACAACAAAATTTAAGATATTGTCTCAAGTTGATGATGGTACAAAGCGAATTTTCAAAGTTATACTTTAATACGAGGAGCAGGTCTACGTTTTTGTTGCTTTGTCTTCTTGGTTTTTAAGATAGCAATCGCTCGAGCCATAGCTTCTTTTTGATTGACTGGTGTTTTAGGTTTGTTTGGTAAAAGTACGACTGGTTTTTGTGGTTTCGTTATAGGTATAGGTAAAGCTTTTGGGTTTTCACCAGTAAAGAAAGGTTTATTGAGAACCTTTTCAAAATTGGGTATACTCCTGTGATTCATATTTCCACGCATACGATAATTCTTGATTCGTTCGGTCTTTTTATTCAGATATTCGAATGGTAATACGGAACGAATGAAATTATGTATTCTCCTTTCTGTCATAGTTTTAGGTTGTCTTACAAGAGCATACATACTGTTCAAGAAAAAATGGAGATCGTACAATTTATCCGATTTTCGAGAGATTCCTATATTGATGTAGTTTTTGTTATTAATCAGAGGGTTCTTAATTCTAGGAAATACGGAAAATCCAAAATCGATGATGACCGCCTCAACACCACCATTAGGTATCGTGAATGTCTTCTCGTTTAATTTAATTTGAATATTCCTTTTTGGTACCGAGCGTACTAATATATTTCCACTATGAAGATCATGATGTCTAAATCCTGGATATTTTTGTTGAATTTTATATAAATTGTAAATCACTTGAGCCATGACAGACTTTGACGCTGCGAGTGATGGTGAACTTTGCCACCATTTACCTAATTCTTCACCACGAATGTACTCGGAATAAAGAACGTCCTTGTTATCACAATTTTTGTAAAGGTACATCTTTGGAACAGAGAATTCCTCTAATTTTTTAGCTATAGTGAATTCCATTTTAGCCGATGGATCTGTGGTTTCTTTATAGACGATGTACTTTTCACACTTATCATCTACACATCCACGAAACACTTTACCATATTCACCTTGTCCAATTTGCCTAGCACCTTTTATCATGGTTCCGTTAAATCGCTTCAACCACAAGTGAGATATTGGAGAACATGCCTTTTTTCCCCTGAGTAACTTTTTAATATTACTCTCGATTGACATACTTATTTATTCGTAAGAAGTTTATTTCGACTTACCAATAATGGGTTTAATTTTATTGAATAACACACTTACCAGATTCATCTACTATCGACATAAAACCATTAGCAATATTGGTTTCATTTTCGTATAATTCATTATAACAAATCTTATCGAATGTAAATTCGGTTATAGATGTACTTAGAAGACTTTGTTCATAAATGACAACATCACTATCAAGTATCTGTTTAATAACCATATCACCATCCTTGAAATATTTTATCTTCAAAGTAGTTTCTGGTTTAAAATATTCTTTTAAAAGTTTCATTTGTATATATTTTGATTTTTTTTACTCCTCATCAACCTCGTCAATCTCTTCCTCAACGTCGACATCTAGATCATCCTCGGGGAGGTCAAGACCCTGGAAGGCGAAGGAGGGAAGCTTGGCAGACTGCTCAAGGAGGGTCTGCTGAAGACGGATGGTGACACCGAACTTGTTATCGATGAACCAAATCTGGTTGAGGTCAACGATGGCCATACACTTCTGCCCCTTCTCGATAGTATCGAGGGAGACGGGCTGCTTCTGCATCGAGTACGCCTCGGGAACAAAAGAGCCGTCGGGCTTGGTGAGAATCTTGAGCTTGATAGTGGATGGATACTGCTCCTTTCCGGGACGAATCATGGGCTTGTAGAGAGCCTCCTTGAGGACTGCGACATTAAACTCCTTACCGAGCCACTCCTTAGAGTTGGCCGCGACTGTGTTGACGATGATATCGTCGAGCGCCTTGAGCTTATCGTGAAGCTCCATCGCTTCGGCATTATCAGGGTCAAAAGAAAGATCGAGAGAATACGAAGTACGTCCCGTGCCTTCGTCAGTAAAAGAACTCAGACCATAAGGAGAGCGCATGAAAGGGAACTGGATGTAGAGCTTCTTGTTGTCACCGGCGTTGAGGTAGACGGCCTTACCGCCATTCTTGTTCTTACGAAGTTTCGAAAACTGCACAACATCAGCAGAGAATTCGGAGGAGCGTTGGATAGTGAGCGACATTTTGTAGTTGGTTATATCTATGTTAGGAGGCTTGACTTTAAGTAAGTTATTTTTAATACCTCGTTAAGAAATTGGTGGGCATGATTCGATATGTCTCTGTATCAGCATCAGCGGGAGCGGGAGCGGCATCAGCGGGAGCAGCATCAACGGGAGCGGCATCAGCGGGAGCGGGATCGGCGGGTTCGACATCATTTGTAGTAGTCTCGGCGGCAGGACCAGTGGCAGGACCAGTGGCAGGACCAGTGGCAGGACCAGTGGCAGG